ATACGTGCTGGGAAAATATTGCTTTGCAAATGTTATTAAATTTTGTCTAAATTGTGCAAAGTCTTTATTAAGATATTTAACATCTTTTTTAACTAATTCCATTATAATATTCCTCTAGAAAATGTACCTACGGCTACTAACTGTCGTTCAATATCTAAATCAGGAGCTATATTTGATAGTATTAACTGATTTTCAGATGCTAATACGTTAATAACTAAATTAGCTCCCGTTTCACTTACTTTAAATCGTATTGTTATATTGATAGTATGTTCAATACTAAAAATATCAATACCATTAATAATAATATATGGAAGCCAATATTCAATGTCAGCTTGCAACTGTTGTGAAAGATTATCGCGCAAAACATTGATATTTTGTTCAAACACACTTTTACGAATATTTGTACCAAAGTTTGGTTGCATTACACGCTCGCCTTTACTAGTTAGTAGTAAATTTTTTAAATTACTTAATGACTGTTCCTCGGTTGTATATGATAAAGAAAAAACAGAACCTCCATTACTAGACCCCGACGCATAATTCTGACTTTCAGTTCTTGTTGCGCTATTAGTGTTAAAAGGCAGTATGATACCAACGGCAACATCTGGTGTGTCATTTATTGGTTTATATTGATAAACAGTACGTGCCATTTATTATTTCAACCCTTTCTTTTTATCAATCGCTTTCATAAGAGCAGAATAATCTTTTGTCATGGCATTAACAGTCGCAGCAACTTGTTCATTTGCCATATTTACCGGCCGGCCATCTAGATCAGTTTGAGGAGCAATAAACGGTACATTCGTATCGCCATTGCTACGCATGCCACCAAAAGCTTGTGCCATTTCAGAACGAAAATTCATTGTGGTCCAATCATCTGCTGGTAAAGTTGCTGTTTCATTTAGTAAATCATTTAACATTGGATCTTTAGAGAATGTTTTACGTTCATGCCGTGACGATACTTGATGATTTGCTAATTGGTCTAATTCTAATCCATGCGTAATAGTTTTCTTATGATCTGTCTTATTTTCTGTTAACACACGTTTCATTTCAGTACGCACTGCTAACTGTACTTCTTCGCGTATAACTTTACGTAGTGTATTAATAAATCCTTTAGTATCCATAGTATTTCTTTATTTTATATAAATATGTTACTGCTTTAGAGTTGCAATTGTTGCAGTAACATTGGCTAACTGGCCAGTGATTGTAGCTAACTGACTAGTAATAGCAGGTGTACCTGATGATATAGTAGCTGGACTTGGGAAAACAATTCCTAATGCACTTAATGCGGTAGCCGTAGGAACGTCTGATAAAGCGGCTGAATTAAGTAATGATGTCAGCGCCGTGACCTGTACAGTTAATTGCGTTAACTGCGTTTGCATTGTTTCGACTTGAGTAAAAAACTTATCCATATCAACGGCCCATTTTGGCGTCGATACTGAAACAGTACGTTTACCTGATATTATAACAGTATCTTCTTTAGCATTTAATAATACACGATCTGATGATATTATAGCTTGTGGCTTTTTAAATAAGTTTACTGGCGTTATTCCTAGTCCAATATTTCGTTGTGACATTGGTATTGTAGCAAACTGTTGATCAGAAGATAAAATAAAAATACTATTTGTTTTCTCCGGATCTTCAATAACGTATCTATTAGGACCAGGTTGTTTTGTATATCCATTACTTATAATAGTAATTGGATTACCTTGACGTCCGGTCCAAAACGGAGTATTTTGATAATGAGATGTATCCCCAGATATACCAGAACTTAGACGAATTCCTTGTCCGTGACGACCATGTATAATAATATCACCTTCATACGGCTGTAAATTTTTAATTTCTGAATTTTCAACAAAATTACGCCCAGGCGTATATGGCTTAGGTTTACTTACTACTGGCGCAGCGCTAGTAGTATAACCTTGTCCACCTGTTATACTATATAAATCAGGTAATGGATTAAGATGTATATTACCTTGTATATTAATAGGACCTAAATAATAGTATTGAGTATCTAAACTAACACCAATACCTGAATTTGCAACTCCTTGTATTACAATTACATGCTCACCTTTGCAAGGTACATAATTAATATTCCACGCAGGCGCCGCATAAAACTCATTCGCTGGCCCGGACCGGTTAATACTTCTTAGTTTAATAGTACCTAATAAAAAATCTCCTTTGGATGTAAATTGTAAATTAGGTGACTTATTAAAACCAATGTCTGTCTCAACAACTTGAGCAATCATTAATGACATGCATTACTCCTGATTATCTTTTAAAGCTTGTATTTCTTTTTCTGCTTCGCGTAATAAACGATCACGTTCTTCATCAGATAATCCAAATTCACTACCATCATCAGACGTTCTACTATTTGATGAAATTAATCGCTGCACGACAGAAGCTAGTTTAACTAAAGCATCGTCATTTTTAACTGAGACTTCTAAATACTCTTTTATCATTGGAACGATTAAAGTGGCATCCCCGGTATTTTTTACTAATGGTTGTAACTGTTGTATAAGAGCGTCAATTTGACGTGATTTCTTTTTTGAATTGTGGTATATGTCCTTCATCAAGTCTGAGAAGGAAGTACCTTTAAAAAGTTCAAATTCTGCTGACATATATCCGTAGCCTTTCTAATAAATATAAATTAGGCTAAGATACGTCCTGTTTCATGATAATAAGTAAACATACGTTCAAAATCTGCTTTCATTACATTAATAACTCGTGTAATGTTTTGTGTTTTTAACCCAGTACGTTCTCTAATTAATATGTAAATAGATTTTTTGTTAAAGTCTTCGATATTTTCTCTTATACGAAATAGTTCTAATATAGTATCAGCTATTACAATATCTCGTTTGTTTGTAAATATTACATTTAGATTTGCATCATAATATTCAATCCATTGATTAGTAAAGTCTCGTAATGATTCTTGATAAGACGAAATTGAAACTTCGGTGCCCAAATTACGTGTTTCGTCAATTAGTATAGGCTCTACCTTACGTTTTAATTTTGCGTAATTAGCATTGTTTTGTATGATAAGATAGTTCTTTGCAATAATACTAAAATAACTAAATGCTTTACCTTTACCTTCAGTAAATTTATCAATTTTTTCATTAAGGAATGCAACAACTTCGCATTTGATATCTTCATACGGTACATCAAAATAACTAAACTTAAAGGTGTGATAGATATTCTCAACAAGCTTATTAAATGGATAGTCTATGAATTCGCGATATATTTTATTACGTAAATTATAATCTGTTTCTTTATTATAAGCTATAATTGCTTTTTCGGTTAACACTGTAAAGTATTGTGTCTTGCTAGGTTTTCTACCTCGTTTACCTTTGAGGTCAATAACAGCATCGGCCTCGAGTTCATTATAAAAAGATTGTACTGGTGACATTAAAACCTCTCATTTATTTGTTCAACAATACCTTTTAGTTCTTTAAATACATAACCAGTTTCATCATCTGCTTCGAATGATCCTATTCGGTCAATTTGTCGCATACGAGATGCTGATGCGTTTATTGTTTGTTTCATATCATTAAACAATAATTCAAATTCTTCATTAGATTTTTCTAATTCAGAAATGGCATCTTCATGTGATTCCAATTTACGTAATAAGTTATAAATTACAAATCCTAGTATAACATTTACACTAAAAGATATACTTAGCAATATATAGAAAATCATTAATTGTCTCCAAATAAGTCTTTAAATAAATCCTGAGCGTTTAACTCGGCTGATGTTGTTTTCTTTGTAACAGTCTTAGTAACTGGTGTAGCTGTAACTGATGGTTTTTTGTCACGCCACATTTCATATTCAATACGAGCTGCCATATGATCGGCATGATGTAAAATCAACGCCATATTATTTCTTAACTTAGCTTCTGGGCTACGGGAGATATAATAAGGTTTGTTAGCATCATCGTATAAACCATCATGGATACGAATAGCTTGATATTCATTCCATGATACATTAACAGTGAAGTGTTGCAATGTCCATAAACTTAAATCTGGTACCATTGTGAATGGAATATTAGGATTATGTTTATACATCTTGCCTTGATTCTTACGATGCCATTCCGAGTCGTTAGGAATATATACTTCACCATTTTCCTGAGGGAAACCTGCCTTTCCTAAATCATGATGCATAGCTGCAAATAAAAGTTCTTCTTTGGAAAACCCGTCTACACTAGCACCAGAAGCTTCCCAAGTGTTATAAAGTGATTCGGCACAATCCATTACACGAAGTACATGATCTATATAACCACCTTCAAATGCATTATGAAAATGATCTGTACTCGAAGCTGGCATTAATGCCATACGTTCTTCAAAGTAATCATACATTTTATTCAAAGCATTAGCTCTTGTTGGAAACAACTCGTTAACACGTTTACGATACTCATTCCAATTTTTTTCAATTTTTTCTGCTGATAAACTCATAATTTTTAAATAATTTCGTCAATAATTCCATATTCTAATAACTGTTCAGGCATTAAATACAAGTCATTCATTGTATTCTCTGCCCACCATTTTGCATCTTTTTTAGTCTTTGATGCTAATAAATTATTTACTTCTTGTTCTAATTTATTAAGATTTTTCAAATAACTATTCATATCCGAAGCTTTTCCGTAAATATCTGTCGAAGCTTGGTGAAACATTACAGTTGATCGTTTACTAATCATTCTCGTTCCGGTACCACATGCTAAAATTACAGACGCGGCACTCATTGCTCTACCACGACAGATGATATTAACTGGCACATCTAATGATTCAATATAATCAATAATACCAAACATTTCATAAACATCTCCTCCTGGTGAGTTTAATAATACATTGATAGGTGATTGATCTGTCTCTTCTCGTGTTGCTAGTATTGCACGTACTCGCATTATAAAACTCATTAATGTTGTGTTATTAATTTCTCCTTCTATAAACACAACCGAGTTTAGAATATCTACTCGATTAGTTAATTGATTTGAAATTTCAGCATACATATCTGGCAGCTGATCCGTTACTATATTTGTAACTGGGGTGTTGTTGTTTTCTCCGTAAATACTCATACGATTATTATATTAAATTTTTAGTAAAAGGTCAAATTAATTTAAAGCTTTTTTAACTGCTTTTCAATACGTTTTAATTCTGATTGTTTTGTACGTATATCTTTTTTAAGAGTTGCTTTATTTATCTCTCCACGTACAACTAACAATTGAGTTAACAATGTATCGCGTAAGTCTTGTTTTTCTTGATTAGTTAATTTTTTCTTTGGCGTATTATCAATGACTGTTATTGGTAATGTACCTTTTAATTTAGGTTGGAGAACACCTTTATGATAAACATTACCTTCGGCATCAACATATACCTTCATGAACTGCCAACCACGTGGATGGCCGGTAGGTGTATAGTAATTTCCAATATCTGGGGCATCAGTTAATTTATTGGTGCATGCTGGGCATAGTACTGCTGTAGTACGATTTCCTACTTCAGTCCAATTATTACATTTAACTCCTTCCCAGTATTTACCTCCGGGTATACTATTTTGACAAATCATAAATCGTTTGCCTTTAATAGTTCTAGACTCAAATTCAACGGTTTCTTTCATAACTAATTAATAATATCTACCAGTTGTTTTTTTAACTGGCTTTGGTTTTTCATTGTAAATATCTTGGTTTATATCTTCAATAACTTCCGTATGTATTGGAGCGTTACCTTCCGGTATTTCCTCCTTGATTGACTCTATTACAGGTTGAATAACAGGCTCTTCAATTATAACAGGGTCTTGTATATCCGACTGTACACTTACTGGTTTTAAACGGCTAAATGCTTGATTAGCTACGACCACTAATGTGATAGCTAAAGGGTCAAACACAAATATAATAAGTAGCAAATACCAGTTAATAACCTTATCCATACTCTGGCCAGTTAATGTAGCCAAGTACATCAAAGGCCCTAATTCTCTAGTACCAGTATCAGCATTTTTCAATTCAATTATTTTTAAGTCATATTTAGCAATTGAATCGTTTGTTACTGAAAGTTTCTTATCAATATTATCGCGATCTGATAACGCTTGTTGTAATTGATTTTCTAGAATACCTCGTGAGGATGTATTAGTGTTAGTTATAACTTGGCCGGTAGTTCTATCTACATACTGTGTTTGTCCTGGATTAGAAATAGCTAAACGTATATCAGTAATAGATTTTGTTAACTGATTCTTCTCATCGACAATTATCTTTTGCTGTGATTCAAATGCAGATTTTTTAGATTCTAACAAAGAAAGGGAACGGCCTGTTATTTCAGTTTTACTATATGTTTCTTGGTATGCACCCGATAAGTATCCGTATATACCAGCACTAGTAATTAACATTAATATAGTTATCGCGACTAATAAATAGACGCGTAAAATTTTATTAATATTATCCCAGTACTGATATAATGCAGATGCAATTACCAACTTAGCAAATTCTAAACTACCGCCCATAATCATTACCTGCAAACTAGCACCGGCAAATAACTTACCTAATCCGTATACAGAATAAAAAGCAGCTGAACCAGAAACGGCAATTGCCGCTAAAGCAATTATATATGGTAGTAGTTTATCTTTCATTAGGATATCGTTACACGTTCATGAACGAACTTGATTCTATTTCTAATTTCTTGAAGACGACGGACAGCTTCATTAGTATCAATAGCACGTTTAGATGCTAGTTCAATTAAGATTCTTGTCATGTCTTCTGCCTCATCTAAACGTCGTAACACATTGTCTTTGTCTCTCATATTAACTCCTTTTCTTT